AAGCAAGGTGTCCCCATTGACCAGCAAGCAGCAGTCCAAACTCAAGAAGGAACTGCACAGCGGCAAGGTCAAGGTCAAGAAGGGCAAGTAAGGTTGATGCCGCAAGGCAAGTTGGATTCCGACTACATGAAGGCAGTCGAGTCTGGTAATGTCGAGGTGCAGCAGCGTTTGGTAGATGAGGCGGCAAAGAATGCTGGGTATAAAACCGAAGGCTGGCACGGCACTGTTGATGAATTTAACACGTTTGATATGCGCCGTGGTCGAGTAATGTTTTACACAAACCAAAAACTAGCAGAAGCTACCGCATCAGGGAGAGCGCTGGTAAATGGAGACAAATCCAAAGCTAAAACAATTCGAGCCTTCTTAAAGCTCGATAATCCGTTTCGAGGGAGTCGATTTACTAAAAAATCTGACATTGGAAGCTCCGATTCTGTGATTACGGACAACGATGTAATCGTGGTTTTTGATCCATCGCAAATCAAATCCGCAGACCCAATCACATACGATAATGCTGGGAATGTCATCCCGTTGAGCAAGCGGTTTGATATGGGGAGTAGGGATATTCGATACATGCCGCAAGGCAAACCCAAAGCAACAAGACTTGCATCTGAGTTGGCTAAAAGGTCAAAAGTGCCATTGTCAAAAGTACAGGGTTCTGGCGCGGGTGGGTCAATCACACCCAATGACATCCGGGCCTACATTAACGAGCAGGAAGGTAAGTTTAAGCCATTGGCGTTCCAGAAAGAGCCACCTATGGCAGTTGACCCAACAATCTCAGACCTAGTTGGAAGCGAAATTCAATACCAAGGTCGCATCGGAACTATTGTTGACGATAATGGGCGACCAGCATTACAAGATGCCGATGGTGTTATTTACGAGTTGCCATTTGGATATTTCACCGACCAAGGTGCAAGGGAACTTGGTGTTCGTCCAACAGGAAAACGAGTTATCGACAAAAACAATCTAATCAAAGAGTTTGAGGAAACATCAAGACAAGAACTTCGTGACATTTTTGGATACATTGACGATATTACCGACAAGATTGCAGATCTAGCGGAGCTTGGATCGTCAGTCAAAAGAACTAAAGGCCGCAAGTCGGAACTTGTAAGGAAAACTGATGAGTTCCAACAATATGTGCGCGGAGTTACAGATTCCCAAATCCTGCACGCATGGGAACGCACAGAAAAAGCACTAGAAAGAGCAAGGAAATCAAAAAATGCAAATAATGAAGACATCCAAACCATCATTAGCCACCTCGAAGGAAACATCAGAAACATCGAGAAGTTCGCAGAAGCCATTGACATTCTCAAACAGCAACGCGCTACTGGTCAGGTTGCTGGCCAAAAAGCAACGACAAAGGTCGCTGGCCTAAGTCAATCCGACTTAATAGCGCAGATGGAGGTTGAAGCTAGGGCCGCAGAGGCTAAACGCAGGTCAGCAGCAACTGGTCGTGGCAAAAGAGCTACTAGGCCTTTTGGAATAGCGCAATCCTATCGAGACGGTGGTCAAAAATACCGAAATCCAATGCTTGCAAGAAGCATATCTCTTGCTATAAGTGGTCAATCGCGTGAGCGCGAGCAAACCAAATGAGCGACAAAGACCTATCAGCGATTGATAGCAAAGAGGCGATGAAAGAGTTCTTCCTTGAGGTCAAGGAAAGGGCTAAGCAATTCCCTCGGAACACTATCGAGAACTACAACCCAAATGTGGCGGCGCAGATTCTTTGGATGCTGGCGCAGGGTGGTCGTATCAGTGTTATTGCCCAGAAGTGTAGAGTCAGCCATGAGACTGTGCGCTCGCTGGAGTGGAGGCACAACGACACGCTAGAGTCAAAGCGCAAGGAGTTCTCCAAACGCTATGCCATTGCTGCAGCCGAGTACACAGACCTGCTGTTTGAGAAGGCCGAGCAACTAAGTCGTGATCCAGATCAACTCAAAGCCATCTCCCCAGACCGATTGGCGTTGACTATTGGCATCATGACCGATAAGGCTGGACAGCTTTCTGGCATGGCGAGTACTATTGTCGAGCATCGCAAGGGGCCGTCTATTGACGATGCCGCTAAGATGATTGCAGAGGCAAAGTCTCGTATTGCCAATAAAGTCAAAGCCCAAGCAGTTGAAGCAGAGATCGTAGAATGATACCAGAACCAGAATCCAGACACGCAGATCACCTTAAAGATGGCGGCGGCTTAGTTCGTCACTACAAGGTTACTCACGATGGTGTTGACTACCCATGTCATACTCTGTGCTACGCCTCGTATCTAGCTGAGAAGTTCAATTCAAAGATTTGGAATGTGGTGCTTGAAAAGTACATGAAGCCATTCATCGGCGTTTGCTCTCATTGCCTTAAGCGCAAGAAGTACCGCAATTTGCATTTTGTTGACGGTAATCGTGGGTCACTCCCACCAGAAGATGATGCATTTTGTTGCGAGGAATGTGATAGCGTTTACCACATTAAGGACATTTTGATGGAGACTGGCGCGTACAAGACAGACTAATGCAATGGCGTAAGCACCCAATCCTCCAGCCGCCTACTGACGATGAGGTGGCAATCATGGAACCAGATGAACTTGTGGAGCTCCACAGAGTTTATCATGAGGCTATCGAGAACGCCGAGAAAGACCCATTCCGTTATGGCTTTAGGCTTCCGCATTGGGAAAAAGCTGAGGAGCAATTGTCTCAAGTATCTGAGGTTCTGGCACTTGGTGGAAATAGGTGTCTCGCTGGACATCAAGAAGTATTTGACCCAGTTGCTGGCAAGCACCTAAAAGTAAAAGACATTCCAAGCAGTTTCCACATATGGGCGTGGGACGAGAAATCACTTGGGTTTGTGGTGGCGTTGGCTTGCAAGCCGTTCAAGAAAAACAAAGAAGAAGCCATGCTTCACTTTGAGTTTTCGGATGGCACAAGAATATCCTGTACCGCCAACCACCAGTTCTTCTGTTATCATCGTGGATGGATTCCAGCCAGTTCAATAGCTTTTGAAGGAAGTAGATTAGTGTCTCCAGATGCAATGGAGCTTTTTGTGGTTTCGTTCTCTGCGGATAATTATGTCCAAGATGTCTGGGACTTTCATGTTCCAATTTACAACAACTACTTTATTGGTGGCGTATTGTCGCACAACTCTGGCAAAACTGCATGGGGCTCTTATTGCGTGGTCAAAGCTGCTATTGAAAATCCAAAGTCAGAAATCATGTGCTTTGCTCAGACATCGGAGGTTAGCATACGCCAACAACAAAGCGCGGTATGGGAATGGCTTCCAGCAGAGATGCGTACAAAGCAGACATCAGCTAATGCTTACATCTCGTACACGAAGAAGAACGGCTTTACGGACAACTCATTGATTCTACCAAACGGGTCGCAGATTATCTTCAAAACCTACTCTCAATATCAGAATAATCCGACTATCCTTGAGGGTGCTGAACTTGGTAGCCGCAATCCTAAATGGCACAATATTGGTGCTTGGGTGGACGAATACTTATTAGGCCCAGAGCTAATCAATACGCTTCGATTCCGACTTGCCACGCGAGACGCTAAACTGTTGCTCACCTTTACTCCGATTGACGGCTGGACTGAAGTTATTAAGGAATACTTAGATGGTGCAGCTAGCATTGAAAGCCAAGAAGCAGAGCTTTTAGGCGGCGAGCTTGTCCCCTATGTCCAGCGCAGCAAGAAGCGCAATGCATCCGTCCATTACTTCCATTCCAAGGACAACCCTTTCGGTGGCTACGAGCGAATCAAGGAGACACTGGTGGGGAGGCCAAGGGAGGAGATTCTGATTCGTGCGTACGGGGTTCCAGTTAAGTCCCACGCCACCAAGTTTCCCAAGTTCAACAAGGAGGTCAATGTCGTTAGTCCAGACAAGATGCCGACTAGCAATGTCACGCGTTATCATATTATCGACCCTGCTGGATCGAAGAACTGGTTTATGGCGTGGATTGCCGTGGATGCGTCTGGCACATTCTGGGTCTACCGAGAGTGGCCTGGCGTTGAGGTTGGCGATTGGGCTGAATGGAAGGGTGGCAAGTGGATGCCGGGGCCTGGATCTAAAGGACAGGGGTTTGGTATCCGTGACTACATTGACTTAATTGCAGAGCTTGAAGGTGATGAGAAGATCTTTGAAAGGCTAATTGACCCACGCCTTGGGGCTGCTAAATACCAATCATCCGATGGTGCATCGAGCATTATCGAGGACTTGAATGACGCTGGCATGGTCTGCCTTCCTGCGCCTGGCCTAGACATTGACGATGGCCTTCAAGCACTTATTGGCAAGATGTCGTGGGATACGACAAAGCCAGCGGACTCTATCAACAGACCGCACTTCTATGTCAGCTCCGACTGCGAGAACATTATCCAAGCCTTGAGCGAATACACGGGTGACGGTGGACTTAAAGAAGCATGGAAAGATCCAGTCGATGTACTCCGCTATGCCGCTATTGCAGGAATAGATCATGTTGACGAAACCCGTAATTTTGCTACAAGACAAGGAAGCGGAGGCTACTAATGGACAACCTAGAACAAACCCAAGCATTTAGTGATACGCTTGATGCCGCCATTGACAGATTCACCCAGGAGTTTGACTTGAGCTATGCCTCGGTCATTGGGGTGCTTGCAATGAAGGCTATCGAGATCACAATCCAATCATCTATCAACTATGAAGACGACGACGAAACCGGCAGTTAAACGAGGCCGACCACCAAAGATTAAGCCAGAAATTCAAGATTCCACCTTGGAATCTCAAGACGAGGTAAGCTATGAGGGGGATTATCTAGTTATCCGTAAATGCCCAAATCCAAGCTGGGTCATGGTTCGGATGGATGGTGAGGCTGTGCCAGTCAAGTGTCCACCTAGAGTATCGCACAAACTAGTTGGCAAACCTATAAAAGTTGCTATGATTCGCCCCGAAGTAGGCGAGGAGTTCTACGAATATATGCCATCATGAGCGCACCAACAGAAGAGCAAGAAGAGTCGATGATCTA